TGTTATTTATGATGAAAATGCTCCACCAAGAAAACAATTTCATCATATAACAGGAACATATAATGAAGTTGTTTCTGCAATCAAAAGCATTTCAGAAAAATTTAATATCTATGATTTTATGATACATACAGATCAAAAAGATATTAGTAAATTATTAAAACTAGTAAAGGAGTTTGACAAAGTGCAACCTGACAATAAGAGCGATATGGAACATTTTGATATATCAAATGACGACAGAAGGCCTGAAGGTTCAACAGTTCATCATGAGGTATTTGAAAGAATTGGAATTAAAGAAAACAATTTAAAAGTTTTTAGCAACTTTATACCTCCAGAAGAATGTAAGGCTATTATAGAAAGCATAAGGGGAGTAACTGTGTCATCAGAAAAACCAGTGCAATTTAGTCCAGATGGAGACCCATTAACTTTCCGAAAAGATTGGGACATTAATCCATTTATTGATAAATATAAAAACATTGTTAAAGGTGTTATAGAAGCAGAATATCCAGTTAGGGTATTAAATAGGAGTGCAAAAATTGCAGAATGGACAAAAAATGATGTTTATGATTTGCACATTAATGATTTAGGTATAAATGATTTTAATAATATGTCTGCAACTATTTATTTAAATGATGATTTTGAAGGTGGAGAATATCATTTTCCAGTACAAAATAAAATTTTTAGACCGAAGGCTGGAGATTTAATTATTTTCCCAGGTAACATGCATTATAATCATATTATTAGTAGAGTTACTTCTGGATCAAGATATACTATTCCTTTGTGGTATACTTTCATTTAAAAATAAAATGAGCATAAAAGATAAAATAGATAATATATTGTTCAAAATTGGACAAGAAATAAAGATACATAAAATCAATTCTGATAATACCATTATTGAAATAGATTATGATAAATATTCTGATGAAATATTAAAACTTTTTGAAGAGTATAAAGGTGTATAACTTTACAATTTTACTTATTTAGTGTATACTAAAAGCATGAATGGAAAAGTTGTTATCTGTCCAGTATGCAAAAAAGAAACAGAAGTGCGCTGGGGCATATTTGCTCATGATACACTCAATAGACATATGAAGGAACATAAATGAAAGAATATAAATTTGATGATTTAGATAATGATGGTTATGAAATTATCATTCCTAAAGAGGTAGTAAAAAATATACTCATACATCATTATGCCAAAACATTTTATTGGGCAGTTGGATTATTTTCATTTATAATTGGATTTTTAATAGGAGTAATTGTATGAGCAGACAGCCAGTAGAATTTTTAGAACTAGAGGAGTCAGTTGTTGTTACTCTTAAAACCAAATGTCCAGAAAAATATTTATTGGTAGATAGACAAACTGGAGATGTATTTGTTGCTAAAGAAACTGGAGAATGGGAGTTAGTTCGTGGGGGGCCACATAGACATGTATGATGATGATGCTTTTGAATGGGAAACAGTTAGGATAGATCAATCTCGTCCGCCATTAAGATGGATTGCAAATTTTTTAGGTAATCGTGCATCTGCTGCTATTCTTCGTATATCTTATGCTGAAGAAGAAGGTAAAGAAAATTTTGCATATAAAAGAGATCTATTTATTTGGGATAAATGTTGGCCTATTTATGATAAATATGGAACTATATATAAAATGAAATTTGATGGAGAAGAACTATGATACAAGATTTTATAAATGGACTCGAAGATCCAGACGGTAAGTTAAATGGTTTTGGCATGAAAATGCTAATGACAAACCTAATACTTGATGACTATAAAGAGTGTCCAAATATCATTGAAGTAGATAATAAGATGTTTTGTACTACTTGGTATAGACATGATGATTGTGTAAGAGTAATGAATATTCTATATAAGATTACGAAAGATGATTTATATACCCTGCCAGAAATGAGGCCTGCAGTTAAAGAGGCTTTTGATGAAATGCTTGCTGATCCAGATACCGCAGAAATATTACGAAGACTTGAAGACAACGGTATTTGACAATCCACCCTGCTCTGTTCTATAATTAGTATACAACCTAAACAGAAAGAGTAAAAAATGTCTAAAGATGTTAATATTGAAATTTTAATGCCTGTAGAAAATTTTGTTGTATATAAAAACAAAATTAGAAAAGAAATGTCAGAAACTCCAGCAGAAGATTTGGAAGCATATAAAAAATTTGAATGGGAACGTGCTAAAGCGTGGTGGGGGTTCTCGTGGAACAATATAAAAAATGATAGAATGGATGAAAATTTATTGATCCAGGTCAGAGATCTTCTTGGGTATTCATGGGAAACTTATCCCATTACAAATGAAGAAATATCAATTATTAATAAGAGAGAAAAAGAAAAAAGACTTGCTGAACTTCAGGCTAAAATGGCAGAAAAGCAAGCAAGATGGGATTCATTAACACCTGAAGAACAAAAGTTTGAACTAAGAACTAGGTTTGTTCGTAGATTATTAGGTATGGCAATAGCAACAGTATTAGTTATAGGAGGTTTTTTCTTATGGCAAGATAGTCAGCCACATCCATATCCAAAAGAAGGATGTCCGATAAATCATTTTTGGGACGAAGATAACGGTGTATGTAAAAAATACTATAACTTAGATTAAATAGGTTTAAGGAGCAGTAGCCAAGTTGGTCAAGGCCCCGAACTCATAATTCGGTTATCGTAGGTTCAAGTCCTACCTGCTCTACTTTGCCCTTGTAGCCCAGTGGTAGAGGCACACGACTTAAAATCGTGCAAGCGTTGGTTCGAATCCAACCAGGGGTACGATATAATAGTAAAGGAGGCATAATGGATAACAAACAATATTTAAATTTTATTAGACAAAAAAATAAAGAGATAATGTCTAAGTGTTACTATTGTGATGGATTTGCTATTAACATAGAGGCAGATGGATATGCTATAAGACCTGTATGTAAAAATCATGATACTATGTCTTTAAGCGAAATAGAAAAGGACATAGAATGATTATTCAAATTATTGGCTTACCTGGATCTGGTAAGACTGCACTGGCGACGGCACTTAAAGAACGAATTAATGCTATTCATTTAAATGCAGATGAAGTTAGGGCTACAGTTAATTCTGATCTTGGTTTTACCCTCGAAGATCGTATAGAGCAAGCACGTCGCATGGGCGAGATGGCAAGGTTAATAGCCAAACAAGATGTAGCACCAGTTATTGTAGATTTTGTGTGTCCTACAAAAGAAACCAGAGAAGCCTTTGGAAAGCCAGATATTTTAATTTGGATGAATACCATTGAAGAAGGTAGATTTGAAGATACAAATAAAATGTTTCAAGAACCAGAATCGTACGACATAATGTTTTTAAATCATGACAAAGATTCAAATGAAAAGGCTACTGAAATTATTAAGTATCACAAGTTACACGATTGGTCTGCACCTACAACACTAATGCTTGGAAGATATCAGCCGTGGCATGAAGGACATCATGCTCTATATGTTGAGGCAGGTAAGAGAACAGAACAAGTGCTACTTGGAATTCGTAATACATACAAGACTAGTGAAAAAGATCCGCTTAAGTTTGATCAGGTAAAAGAATATATTGCTAAAGATGAATTTATGAATGGATCAATGGTATTAAGATTACCAAACATTACTAATATTGTTTATGGTAGAGATGTTGGATATAAGATTGAACAAATTGATTTGGGGGCAGACATTCATGCTATATCGGCTACGCAAAAGCGTAAAGAAATGGGCATCTAAGATATTAGATAAAATAGGCAATGATAAAATACAATGGCCTTCATGAAAGTAACTAAGGCGAGATCATTTGTTAAGGCATTAAGTTATCGCATATGGGGAACTCTTTCTTCATTTATTGTTGCCTATGTACTAACAGGAAATGCTACACTTTCTGGTGCAATTGCATTTTGGGAAACGGTAGTTAAGATATTTATCTACTACGCACATGAACGTGGTTGGAATTATATACAATGGGGAAGAAAATAATATACCCTCGTAACTCAGGGGATAGAGTAGCGGACTTCTAATCCGTTTGTCGTTGGTTCAAATCCAATCGAGGGTGCTACAATATAATAATTGGTCTGTAGTTCAGTTGGTAGAACACTCGACTGTTAATCGAGATGTCGCAGGATCGAGACCTGCCAGACCAGCAAGGTCCGTTAGTTCAGTTGGTTAGAACGCTACCCTGTCACGGTAGAGGTCGTGAGTTCAAGTCTCATACGGATCGCCAAGGCCTTATCGTCTAGTGGTCAGGACATCAGATTTTCAATCTGGAAACGAGAGTTCAATTCTCTCTAGGGCTACACCTTGACAATTTGCATTGCTTTGTTATATAATTATTACATAACCAAAACAGAAAGGCTTTATCATTAAAAAATTTATATGTGCTATTTTTGTTTTTTATTTATTTGCCTCAACTCCCTCTTCCGCCGTTGAGTTTGGCCAAGATGCAACTGGTGATCCGAACGCTGTTCATATTCAAGGAAATTCATCTGGATTTCTTTATTCTGAGAGAATTATTCTCACTGCAGCCCATGTTTTGAATCAGTTAAGAATTCAGCCAAATGGTGATACTCAAGGTTTTGTTTATGCTCCTGGACTCGCTGACAAAACAAACGCAAAACGATATCAAATAATTAAAGCAATTATTCCTAAGACATATGTTAACGCAGATCCCGCAAGAAATATTCAGCCAATTGATGATTTTGCCATAGTAATAATTAACGAAGATATGCCGTTGAAGAATAAAGTTGTTATAGCAAGTGAAAAACAAATGAGACAGTTCGCTCAGGATAAAGCAAAAGTTGAAATGGTCGGATATGGATTGCAGAGCGGAGCACAAAGAGTCGCTTCACAAACCTCTCCAAGAGCGCCCTTTAAACTAACGACGCATTTGTATACCCCAGAAATGATGAATACTTTCTATGCAACAAAAAAGTTAAATCCTGGGGACGACAAACCAGGATTCTGGACTGTCGTCGAATGGGGAGCAATACATACTCAAACAACTGGATCTATATGTAACGAAGATTCGGGTTCTGGATTTTTTGTTGAGGAAAACAATGTTAGATATTACGTTGGTACAACAGGAAATGGTGTAGGGATTTCAAACTGTCAAGCAGATGGATCAATAAAGATGGATCCTGCAGGAGGAATGTCTTGGTTTCCTGCGCCATATAAATTTCTTGATCTGATTGAAACTGCTGAGAAATTTGTAGCGGAAGAGAAAAAGAAGGAATTTGCACAAGCAGAAGAAGCACGTCTTGCTGCGGAGTTGAAAGTAAAACAAGAGGCAGAAGCCAAAGCGAAGGCTGAAGCAGAAGCGAAAGCGAAGGCCGAAGAAGAAGCCAAAGCCAAGGCTGAGGAGGAAATTAAGATAAAGGCTAGGATTAAGTCAGAAGAAAGTATGACAATTGAACGAGAATTGTTGACTATTTTAAAAAATAAGCAAAGTTTAGCGATAAAACTTTATGAAGGCAAAAAATGTACAAAATTAAAGTCAACTAAGATTATTTACAATTTTAAATTTGTTTGTATTAAAAAAAATAACAGATTGATCTGGAATAAAAGTATGGTAAAATAAATAGATGATCGAGAACCCTACTGAAAAAGATGAAGTTTATTTGAGTAATATTGCAAAAATAGGAAATTCTACAAAAAACATACAGTACATAGAAAATATATTATCTGAAGAAAATCACAAAATACTTCTTAGTTACGTAAAAAATGCTAAAGATTGGAAAGAACAGCCATGGCTTGCCAAAACTATTGAGTCAAACAATTTGCCCGAAGAAATTATTCAAATATTAAATAGTATATTTAAAATTGTTCATAAAAAGTCCGTAGATCTTTATAAAGTAGATATTAATACTTTTAATAAGGATGCGTTACATTTAGTTAAATTTATAAAAGGTTTTTATTTAATTCCTCATGTAGATACTTTGTCACACGAAGGAAATCATATTGCCTCAGTCTATTATATTAATGATGACTATACTGGCGGAGAAATAAATTTTCCAGATCATAATTTAAATATTAAACCAAAGGCTAATAGTCTAATAATTTTCCCTGGTAATGAAAATTATTTGCATGAAGTTCGTGAAATTATTGATAATGATAGATATAGTTCTGCTATGTGGTTTCAATTTACTGGATCTACTTTTAATAAAAAATCAGAATGGTATAATTAAAAAATGATACAGTCAACTCTAGGAAATTCTGCAAATAATATACAAATTACAGAAAATATTTTATTTAGAAGTGAACATAAGCAATTGCTTGATTACACAGAAAGTGTAGACTATTGGCACACTCAACCGTGGGGAGTTAAAGTACTTGCTCCAACTGTAATGCCTAAAGAAATTGTTAAAATATTAGATAAAATTTTTTTACTTGCTCATAAAAAGTGTACAAATTTTTATAATGCAAATCTTTATGACTTTGAGAGTGGAAGCGCAGGTTTGGTTAGATTTGAAAAAAATTATAAAATGAATGAGCATGCAGATACAGCAGGAGACTTTGCAGCAATTTACTATCTTAACGATGATTACGAAGGCGGAGAAATAAATTTTACGGATCATAATTTAAAAATTAAACCGAAGGCTAATAGTTTAATTACGTTTCCTAGTAATTCTGACTATTGGCATGAAGTTATGGAAAATATTGGAAAAGAAAGATATTCTGCTACACAATGGTTTAAAATTTCTGGATCTAGCATTGATAGGCCAGAGTTAGGTTTAATTAGATAGCATTGTCTTTATCTAATATTATCTTTTATTATGAATTTCTTTTTATATATATTTCATGAAAACCAAGGTCATGTAAAACTATACCATCAACAGACCAATTTTTATTAAAATATAAAAATTCATTTACACTTTGATATATTCCTACATGCATTGAATAATGGATAGCGTCATAATTCATGTAAGAAGTAAACCCTATAACTCCATTAACATTAATTAATTTAGAACAATGCTTTAGTGCCCTTCTCGTTTCAAGTCTTGTTGATATTGAATCAAAAAGTATAAAATCATATTTTTTATTTAAAGTAAAAAGAAGATCATTAATGTTTCCCTTTATAGTATTTACATTTGGATGATATGAAAATTTATTTTTTATATATTGTTCGTGTGTTATTGTATCATTTGTTGGTGCAGAACCACCTGGATGCCTAACACCTTCAGCATTATTATATAAGTCTAAAAGGTCTGCACTTTTAGCCTCTGTTATATCTATAAACATTTGAGCAGATTGACCCCAACCAACACCAACTTCTAAATATGATATTTTTTTATCTAATGTTTTTGCATACTCATATTTTGAATTAAATAATTTTGCATCATTTAGTTGATTTTGAGATATAGGAATTGCAATTTCAATTTCATGCTCTCTATAAACCTTTTCTTCTTCGTAGCCTATTGGCTCTTTTATTTCTTTTCCCTTTGACCATGTTTTATGTGTGACATTGTCCATATTAGTAGTATACCATTAAATAAGATTAAAGGTAATATTTAAAGTAATATGATATAATTTTATAATGAAAAGTTTAACAAGAAATATTTTAGACTTTTATAAAAGTAATCCACAAAATGATTGGTATCTAGAAAAATATTTTACAAATACTAATAATTTAGGTATATATCAACCATACGCAGAGAATGTTGTTTGTTCAAGTCCAGACGGAAGTCCTTTTATTGGTACGGTTGATGAGCATAATACATACAAAATAAATAGTTTTGGTTTGCGTGGAGAAGTTTATGAAAATGCAGATGTTCTTGCGTCTGGTTGCTCTATAACTTTTGGCCTTGGTGTTCCAGAAGAAGCAAGATGGACAAATCTTTTAGGCAATATGATCAATAAAAATGTTATGAACCTAGGTAATCCTGGGGCATCTGCAGAAACTATTTGTAATAGTATTATTCAATATTGCATGAATAATAAAATGCCTAAAGAAATTTTTTGTTTGATGCCAGATTTTTTTAGAAATATTGTTATAGTAGATAAAGAATTTTATAAATCAGAAGTAAAAAGAAAAGGAGTTGGAGAGTCCGATGGTCTAGGATTTACGTTCTGTAACCCAGTAGTTATGTTATATGACGACGGTTTATTTATGGAAATAACAAATAAAAAATATATAGAAAATTACACCTCCCCACATCAATTAATTTTAGATTCTATAAATTATATTTATATCTTAGAAACATTTTGTTTTATAAATAATATAAAACTGTATTGGACATCATGGAGTTTAACAAGTACTTTAATTATGGAAAAATTAATTAATTTAGAAAATTTTAAATTAAAAAATTATTCACCTTTTATGATTCCCAGCAGGGCAGATGGGCTAAGTATAAATAATTATATAGAAAAACTTTGTCATTTGTCTCATGATTCTGAATTTAAAGATCATGTAGCCTGGAAAGAAGGAACTGACTACTCTATTATAAATTATAAAAAAACTTCAGAAACTGCTCATCCAGGAATTCATGCACAATATCATTTTGCAAAATTTTTTTATGAATTGTCTAATAAATAATTACTCTGATGTCTTGAGAAAGACAAATAATTATTTAAAATTTTTTACAACTATTAATTAGTTTATCATAAATTTCATAACATTCAGTTAAATCACTATTAAATACTTTTTGTTTTATATATTCATATTTATCATAATTTTGAGAAGATTTTAAAAATTTTACTTTTGAATTATCTTCAATAAAACAGTTATAGTTATAGTTAATAACTTTATTGCCGCTTTCATTACCAACATAATCAACAATATTATTTTTATATATATTTATATCTTCATAATTTAGTATTAAGTCCGAAAATTTTGGAATTATGCTAAAAAAAGTTTCATAATTTTTAATTCTGTCTTTAATTGTAAAGTCAATCATTTTTTCAAAATTATTTTCATTACTAAAGTAAAATGCTTCTAATGAAACTATTGATGAAATTGCATCTAATGGGTTTCTTAATAATGTAATTATATAATTATTTTTTTCATAATATCTATGTTGTGCTTCAGTATATAAATGACTTCTAAATATATTTTTTTGAAAACTTTCAACAAAAATATTAAATAAATATGTTGATCCGCACCTGGGATAGGTAATTAAACATATTTTTTTATTCATTTGATTAAAACACCTTGCATGCTTTACTTAAACTATTATAAATTTCGTAACATAAAGTTAAATCATTATTCCTAACTTTTTCTTTAATATACTCATAGTCTTTGTTTACCTTAGAAGACTTTAAAAAATTTTTTTCTGGAAAATCTAAAATTTTTGGTATATAATTTTTATTAATAATTTTATTATTAGTTTCATTACTTACATATTCTAAAATATTATTTTTATGTATATCTATATCATTAAAGTCTATTATTAAATCTACAACTTTTAAAATATATTCAAAACAACAATAATAATACTCAATGTATTGTTTAATTTTTAAATCAATATTTATATCTTCACTATAAAAATTTTCCATATAGCATAATGATGAAATAGAATCTACTGGATTTCTCAAAACAGTAATTATATAATTATTTTTTTTAAAGGATTCCGAACCTGCATCATTATAATAATCGTCATTTTTGCTATATCCAAGATCCATTTTTTTTGTTCCATAAGGATGTTTTCTATAAATATGTTTTTGAAAACTTTCATTAAATAGTTTAGAAAGATACGTCGATCCAGATCTCGGATATGTAATAAGATGTATTTCTTTAGTCATATCATTAATTATATCAAAGTCTTTTGTAGTATTAGAACATGCAACAACTTATTTACAAGGCTGTTTTTATTTATCACGAATTAGGTATGGCATGTTTTTAGGATCATTAAAGATAAAAGAAACAGAGAATCTTGGACATAAACTCTCAACACTATGACTTAAGTTTTGTGGTATATAAATAAAATCCCCTTCTTCAAGAATACATTCTTTAAATAATTTTTCATCATGATAAATTTTCCATAATGTCTTTCCTTGTCCCTGAATAAAAAAATTATGTGAAGCATCAAAATGTATTGCTGGCTCAAAATATTTAGATGGTTCAGCATTATAGTCAGACACAACAACTTCGTCTGGCTTTTTTTTAGGATTATCTTGATAAAATTTTTCAGATATTTTTTTAGCATAGTTATCACTGATAATATTATTATTTTTATTAATAAAATGTATTATTGTTAACGCTTCAGAAAAATGCCAACTTGTTAAATTTTCAAAAAATTTTATAAAATCATTATAATAATTAACGTACTTATTAGACTTATCTACAACCATTGTGCCAAACGAAGGAAATCTTAAATTTTCTGAATTTGCTGATGCATCATATAAGATATCAATTTCTTTCCATGAAGGCATTTGATCTGTAAAATTTTTTACTAAATAAATATCTTTTTTCCTTATAGATTCAAGGATATCATATTTCGTTATCATTTATTTTTCTTATTATATTCACCGTACTTGCCGAGAACCGCTTTAATTGTGCCATCTTTGCGAAGGCGAACTACATTTCCATCTTTGATCTGTATAGAATTAAATTTACGATGAGGCTTATATTGTCCAGATGACATTGCCACTACCACGCTTTCTACTCTGCTTTTGAATTGAGTTAAAAGTATCGGCAAATAATGCTTTATCTTTTTCTGCATTAACTATACGACGTGACCAAGAATATCCTGCATCTCCACCCCATGCTAACCACATAATATAACCGTTAGATGGGTTAGATTGATTTGCCCAATCCTTACCCTTTTTATCTACCTCATGACGTGAGAAATAAGAGTACATTCTTTTAACAGTACTAAGAGATAAAGTTTCTCCTCTTGCTAACTGTCCTGCACGAGTCCAGCCTACTGATGTTCCAGCACCTTTTGCTTTACCCTGCTCCTTAAATCTAATTGCTTTACGTGCTGCTGCACGAGCACCTGCTGGTGGAGAATATCCCTCAGCCTTTGATACTGAATCTGTTTCATAAACCACTGTATCGTCATCTTCCCAAAGATCGTCTGCTTTTTCTGCAGGAACACAATTAGGAACCATACGTCCACCATCTCCAGGCTTCATTCCACGTTGCACATATCCATCCCAACATGGCGCTTTCTTATTTACATTGGCACAACAATCTGATTTCATTTCTCCAGATTGACATTGTGGACATTGATCACATGTAACATCTAATTCTTTACACATAGGGCAACCACAGCCTTCGTATACTTTTTTAACATCATCTTCT